GAGGATGAGCGCGTTGGCGGCAACCCGGTTCGTTTCCATCGTCGCGTCGAACGTTGTTGACGGTGTGATGGTGGTGGCGATGATGTAGGAGAACCCGGCGGCGCGGGCGGCGTCGCTGTATGCCCAGTAGTTCGCGTAGAGGGTGGCGCCGTTGTCGAGCTCTACCGCGAGGTCAGTGGTGCCGCCGCATCCGACCCAAATGCCGTAGCCGTAGCCGGGTATCCGCGCGAACCGTTGGGCGCGCGTGGCGGTCAGTTGCGTCCATGATGCGCCGCCTACCGCGACGTTGAACCACGGGACCGCTGGCTGGTAGGTGCCCATCGTGGTTTCGGGGTAGCTGTGGCCGGCGGGGACTTGGTTGAGGCTTTGCCCATCGAACACCACCCGTACCGTTGACGTGTGGGTGTTGACGGACGCTGTCACGGCGCGAACACGTTCACCCTGAAGGACGGCTGGCTCACTCCCATGAGGTCAAGCCGGAGTTCGCGTGACGTCGTCCCCGCCGATTTCAGAATGAACGCTTGCGCGAACAACGCGGTAGCCGCCGCCGGGAACCCGGAAGTAATCGTCGCGATAAGGGTGGGGCCGCTGTAAAAGTACGCGGACCCGTCGCCGGGGACGATGATGGAGAACCCGCGGAACGCGGTGCTGTATGCGATGCCGGTATCTACTTCGGTGTTGGAGCCGGCGGCGCGGGCTACGGCCCACCAGTTTGTTGACCCGGAGCGGCCTTCGATGTAGAGGCCGTTGGCGGGGGCGCCGTCGTTGGTGTCCATCCACCCGGCGCGAACGTTGAACGTTTGGGTTCCGTCCGAGACGGTCGGGACTTTCAAGCGGGCAAACATTTCCCACCGTTGCACGACGTTCCATAATGTTGAGCCGCCGCCAAAGCCGATGACGACTAGCCCGGTCGAGGTTGTGCCGGTTTCCATGTTGGCGATCCCGCCGGTGGTTTCGCCTCCTGACACGGTGAAGTCTTTCTGGGAGACTTGGGCGGCGGTGCCGGTCCCGTAGACGTACCCGTAGGCGCCAACGATGTGTTGAGGGGTCGAGGTCAGCGTGCTGACCGTCGTGGAGAACTGGTCGAAGTCTTCGACAACGGTGGTCCGGTCGCGGGAGACACCGAAGAGGGTGTCGCCGACGGATGTTTCGGGCGCGGCGTTGAGTCCCGCCGTCCCGATGGTGTAGGTCCCGCCTTTCACCTTTAGCCGCCGGCCGGCGTGAAGCTGGCCTTTCGCTATCTCGACTGTGACTGATTTGGTGTAGTCGGCCGCCTGGTCGGCGTTGAGGTCTCGGGTCAGTATCCATGGGGTGCCGGCGGTCCCTACTTGGGTGACGGTGTAGAGCCCGTTTTGGAAAACGGACGCCTGAAGCGCAACCCAGATGGTGTCGCCGGCTGCGGGTGTGATCCCGTCTTGCGCGGTTAGCGCGCCGTTGGCGGTGGCGGTGAGGGTGGCGCCGACCCCGAGCGCGCCGGTGGCGTAGGTGCAGGTGGGGAGCGCGGCGACGGTCATGTAGTCGGCGGATACTCGTTTGGTGTTGCCGCCGAGGAGGAGGAGAGACGAGACGCCGATTTCGTCGGCCAGTTGGACTTTGACGACTCCGGGTGTCCCGGTGTCGACGGTGGTGTAGGTGCCGTCGTTGAGGGCGCCGAGGAGTTCGAAGACGTCGGCGATGGCGGCGTTGCGGGTTTCGGCTGATCCCGACGGCGCGTTGACGGTTACTAACAGGTCGTCGAGGGTGGGTGCGGTGTCGTTGGGGAGTTCGGTGAGTTTCGGCATTAGATGGGCCCGTTTCTGGCGGTGTAGTTGCGGAGCGCGGTGGCTACCGCGGACTGGATTTGAGGCGAGCTGGCGCCTAGCCCGGTGGTCGCCACGTTGATGTTGACGACGGTTACCCCCATCCCTCGAGCGCGGTTGAGGGGGATGACAACTTCGGGGCCGGCTTCGCCGATCATCGCCCATGTCGGGCTGGTCACGAGCCCGCCCGCCGCGAGATGCGGGCCGTACCCCTTGTAACCCTGACCCGGTAGCAGCCGCGGGCCGTACCCCTTGTAACCCTGACCCGGTAGCAGCTGCGGGCCGTACCCCCCGTAACCCTGACTGGCAAGCTGGTTTTTCTTGTCTTCGGCCATGCCGAACACCCGTTTTATATCTTCCCAAATGCCGGCGATGATGTCGTAAGCCTGCTGGAACGGTTTGATAACCCAGTCCGTGATCGGGGACAACGGTCCCGTCGCGAACCAATCGACGAGCCCCTGAGCCGCCCCTTTGATGAACCCGAAGATCGGTTCGATGAACGCCCACGCCGCACCGAACGGGCCCGCGACATACATGCCGACCGTCGAGAAAACGTCGCGGAACCATCCGAAGATCGCGATCACCTTGTCCCAGAGGATCTGGAAACCCTCAACGACACCGGCGACAAACTCCTTTATGGCCGCGAACGACGTGTCGCAAATGTTCCGAAACCCTTCGACGTTCTGATAGGCGATGATGAGGCCGGCGACGAGGCCGGCGATAGCGATGGTGATGAGCACTATCGGGTTAGCGGCTAGCGCGGCGTTGAAAAGCCAGACGGCGGCGGTGACTCCGGCGACGATCCCGGCGAGGGGGACCAACACTCCGGCGTTCTTTTCGATGAAGCCGGTGACCTTTTGGAGTACCGGCGCGACCGCTTCGAGCGCGGGCATGAAGGCGCGACCGATGGACTCTTGCGCTTCATCCCATGCCACACTCATTTTGTCGCCGGCGGTAACACTCTTTTCGGCGACCCCGCCGACCTTGCCTTCGACTTTCCCCAAGATGATGTTGTAGGCGCCGGCCTTGTCGCCCGCTTCGATCATCGACTTGATCTGAGCCTTTTCGCCGTCGGTGAACTTGACCCCCATCCGCTGCAACGCGGTCAACCCCTTCTGAGGGTCTTCGAGCGCCTTACCCAACGCTTTCGCGGTCGAGCTCATGTCGCCGAACCCGGCGGCGGACAGGTCGGCGGCGGCCTTGGTGGTCCGGTCGAATAGGTCAGGCTGGTCTTTGAGGGTGCCGGTGATCCCATGGAACGTCGTCAGGATCGTTTGCGCCGATTTGATCGTCTCGTCATCGACCCCGATCTTGCGTTGCATGGAGTCCGCGAGGTCATTGGCATGTTTCGCCCACGCGCCAGACGCGTCACCGGCGTTCTCCATCGCCTTCGACAACGCGCCGGTGACCTTCTCGGACTCTTGCGCTTTGTCGAGGAACCCGCCTATCTCGCGGACCGCGAACGCGCCGCCTAACGCGACTGCGGCACCTTTGGCGAAGCTTTTGATCTTTGACCCGGTCGAGCTGGCGAGTTTGTCTACCTCGCGGTTGACCGCGGAGGCGTCGGCGAGGAACCTGACGACAACGTCGAGAGAGCCGCCAGCCACGTCAACCGCCCCGCTTCGCCTTGGCGCGCGCCTCGCGCCGCCTGTGCTCGCGGTTCTCGTCCTTGATGACTTGGTTCATCTCCCGTATCAGCCCTTCGGGGAACTCCATGACGTCGGCGGGGTTCAGACCCCAACCGCGGGCGATGGTTGCGGCGCGCCGCCATTGCTCGCGCCTTGGGCTTTTGGGTCGGGGTCCTCGTTGACGATGTCGAACTCGGTCAGGTCGGTGTCGGCGAGCTCGTCGAACGACATTTCGGGGTGTTGAACGGCGGCGATCGCGGCGATGGCGAGCGGCTGTTTCGGGCCTTGCATTGCTTCCATGAGGCTCGAGCCCAACAGTTCGCCGGCGGCCGCGAGGAGCCGGGGGGTCATGTGGCGCATATCAACGGTGATCACAGGCCGTGCACCACCTTGGCGGCGGCGGTTTCGGCCGCGGTGTGGAACTCGCGTTGCGCGTTGTCGAGTTGGCTGTTGACGGCGAGGGTCCGTTTCTCTTGCGGCCAGGCGTACCGCAACCCGCCGCCGTAGGTGACGCCATAGCCGGCGCCGGCGCGGACCGCGCCAACCGACGAGCGGAGGAGGCCGGTGCGGACGGGCACATTGGCGGCGATGCCTTGCGCGGTCCGTTCCGCTTGGCGGCGCGCCACATCATCGTTGATGCGCCCCAACCCGCGCTCAAGCTCCGCCAACCCGCGCTCAAAGCTGGCGGTGTCGACGGTGACTTGCGCGGTCATGCCGTCGGGAACGTCGGGACACCCTGACAGGCGAACACCAAATCGACTTCGGACGCTTCGCCGGGGGCGGCGTCGATGAAGCTGAACCCTTTGACGTAGACGTTCCCGATGGCCTTGGGGTTGCTGGTCCCGACTGTCGCCGAGCTCGGGCGCACCTCGAACGGTTGGACCGTGTTCGCCAACGCCCGCAGCGGCGCCCACGCGCCAGTAGACACCGTGTACGACATGGGGATGGTGAATTCGAGAATCCATTTCTCCGCCTTGTACGAGGTGTAAACCCCGCCGAACGTTTCGACGGTGTTCTCGTCCTGGTCGGGTGACAGCCGCAGGTTGGACGCGACCCCGGAACAGATGACGGCGGAACCGGTGGTCCCGATTTGGATATATGGGCTGGTGACGAATAGGGGTTGAGCTGAAATGGTGGTGTCGGCCATCGCCGGCGTCCTCCTAAGTGTTGGTTCGGGTGGGTAGCGGGGCGGTCAAGCGGATGCGGGCGGCCAAATAGGCGATGCCGCCGACGTCGAGCTGCGCGGGCGAGCTCACGCCTTGGTGGCGGTAGCCGGCGGCCAACAGGGCGGGGACCGCCGTGTCAACCATTTGTTCGATGAGGTCATGGGCGGCGCCAGCGTCGGTGCGGCCCGCGATAACGACCACCTCGAGCGCGGCGGTATCGGACGCGACGGTCAACGGGGACCGCCAATCTTCGCTGGTCGACCACAGCACCATGAATCCGGGGTCAGCGACGGCGTCGGACGGTTTGAAAGCGACCGCCCAATCCTCGTTGATCCCCGCCAAAGCCCTCGCGACCGTGTTCCGCAAATCCGCGGAAACGGTCATGCGAGCCCGAACGATTCGATGTGGGGGGTCAGAGCCCGAGCGTGCCGGGCGAAACCGTCGAGTTTGACCTGCAACGCGCCGACGTCGGCGAACCCGAGGACTCCGAACGCGGCATCGCTGGCTTTGAACCATTCGAGACCGCGGGCAATGTTCACTTGGCGCAGAATGGGCGGGAACGGCGCGGCGAACGGCAACGCGTCGGCGGGACGGCCGAGGGCGTGGTCTATCTCGTCCGCTGCCGCGTCGAGACATGACGCGAGCCGGTCTGAGTTCTTGGCGGTCACGGTGACCCGTAGGGCGTCGGCGAGCTCGTCGACGGTGGCGTAGGCCACTGGTCAACCCTCCTGCTCCTCGGCGGGTTCCGGCTGGGGCTCGGGTTCCGGTTCGGGGGTGCGGTCGCCGGGGTCGCTCTTGTCTTCGGCGACGACGTTGGCTGATTCTCCGCTGACAACGTTGTCGTGGTTCGGCCGGAACGCGGACTCATAGGTCCGGTCCTCTTGGTCCTCTTGGTCTTGTTGCGGCTGGTCTTCTTGGTCGCTCATGTCTTGAGGCCCCTTCCCAAATGGTCCTTGTCGGATGCGGCCACACTCCGCCCCAGGTAGTCGACGGCTTGGCTAGTGCCGGGAACCGCGTTGACCAGCGACCGGCCTAGATAGTCGTGGGTGTCGACGGTGGTGGTCACGCGTGCGCCCCTGCTGCCCACGCCGCACCCGACCAGTTGAACGCGAACCCGCCGATACTGATTTGTTGGCCGGTGGTCCATGCCGAGGTGGGTGACGCGACGAACCCCAACGCGGTGAGCCGTGCCGCGTTGGTGCTATCGGACGCGGTGATCGTCGGGAACCATGTCGCCGGGTACACCGAGGTAGGCGCGGCCGCGCCGATGGGGTGTAGCACCGTCGGCGGATACGACTCTTGGTAACTCACGGCGCCAAATGGGTTGCGCCCAGCTGGCCCGACTTCGACCGGGGCCGGAACCCGACGAACCCGGTCGCCACCGCAACTTGGGTACCGAGCACTGACGGCTCAACCGCGGACAGCACCGGGAACGGATGCTCGTACGCTTCGAACACTGCGCCGTTGCCCACCCACATGTTGACGTCGGTGATGGCGTAGGTCTGGATCGCCCGTAGACCGGCGATGGAGCCGGCGCCACCCGTGTCGATGGTGCCTGTCGCGTTGGCGGCACCAATGCTGGGGAAGAACGGGCGGAGCGCCGCGTCGACCAGCGACCCCAGGCGCGCCAGACCAGTAGGCCCGAACGCGATCCACGTTGCCGGCATCCCGGTTTCGTCGTAGACCTTGGCGTTGGCGTCGTAGATGGCCTTGAGGACGACGTCAGCGGCCGCGGTCGTCGCCAACGTCACCTTCGTCGTCGAGTTCGCGAGCTCGGTCAGCGCGGCCTTCTCGGTTTGCTTCGCGACACGGTTGCGGAGCTCGGTGAGGATGACCCCCAACGCTTCCGGCTGGAACGAAAGCAACTGTTGGGAGACGTTGAGGTAGCCGCCGTAGGTGACCATCTCGAGCGAGTCAGAGCCGACCGTGAACGCGGTCGACGGCAACTCTGCCTTCTGGCTGGTCTGCGCCGCTTGGACGGTGGCGAGCACCATCGCGGCGTCGGTCAGATAGGGGCGCTTGAAGTCATAGGCGTTGACGTTCTGGACGCCGATGGCCTGTAGGAACGGGCGGCTGGCATCGTAAAAGTTGGTGACAGGCCCCACGACAGGATCGACCACGAGACCGGCGAGGTCGCCCGCCGTCGCGGTGGTATCCGCCGCGATCGTGCCCATGTGCTGCGCGGCGCGGGTGAGGGCGGCTTCGGCGCGGGCGGCGGCGTCACGGTTACTCGAGCGGTGCAGGAAATCCCACAGCACTTGGCCTTCATCACCGCGGCCGTACACGCGGGCCGGAGCCGCGACGCTCGAGGGGTGAACGCGCGACAGTTTGGCGCGAACCTGCTCGTCGAGCTCGAACGTCTCGGCGCAATAACTCAACTGCTCGTCAATCTGAGCGATCCGAGCTCTCGCGTTTTCGATTGTCTCCATGTCTTGCGGGGACAGGTCGCGGCCGGCGGTCGTCGCCGCGCCTTTGACGTTGTCGACCCGCATGACGAGTGTTTCGCGTTCCGAGACGTATCCCTGGACCATTGCGTCGGGCATCGTGAGCCTTTCCCTGTTTGTGCGGGTGGCTTGCGGTCTGCCGACTGCCGGCGGGGGCCTTGCGGGTGCGCCGTTGGGGCGGGTGCGCGGGGCTTGCCGCCGGGGATCGCGGTCCGGGGGCCTATCTAGGGGTCAACTATAGACACCGGTTGCGGCGCGGCGGGTGACCGTACGCGTCCGTTACCCAACGGCATCGTCTTGTGATGGTTCGCGACCAACCCTGGGAGAACATGCGGCCGGCAGTCGTCGGACCAGTCCGCCAGCCGGTGGCATAGCCCGGTGTCCTCACCCTGAAACATGCCGCCGTGGGTCTGGCATATGAACCAGTGGAGCGGCGCCTCATATTTGTCGCGCATCTCCAATAGCAGACGGCGCGAGAGGCATAGGAAGCCGGCGCCGACAACATCGACCGGGTGCGGCCGGTCGGGGTCCAACGCTTCGAGGTCTTGAATCGTCCACGGCGGCAACGCATCCTCCGGGCCACCCCAGTGGAACACGACGGGACCGATCCCGGTTTGCGGCTGCGGCGAGTAGTAGACGCCCGAGAGGCATCCCAGCTGATGTTGGTGCGCGGCCGCGACGAGTGTGTAGTAGTCGTCAACCCTAGGTGCGACGTCGGAGTCGATGAACACGAGGTAGTCGCTCGAGCAGTGGTCTAAGAATCCGGCGACCATGAGGTTCCGGGCGGCGTCCAGGTAGGGGCCGGCGATCTTCGACCAAATGTGGTCGAGGCGGACGGGGTCCGGGTCAGGGTGCTCCTCGGTCAACCGGGTCAGAAACCGTTGGGTGTCGACGTTTTGGAGCTCGAGCCATGACACGGCGGTTTCGCATCGGATGTGGCCGGGGTTGATGTTCGCTATCGAGAAGGTCGGCACGAATCAGGCGGGGTCGATGAGGCCGCGGGCGGCATAGTCGGCCACCATTTCCGCCTGCCGCGCCCGTTCCGCTTCGACGTACTCGTCAATTTCGGCAAGCTTGCGTTGGTATTCGGCGTCCGCCTCCTCGAGCACGTCATCCGGGTCGCCACGGAAAGCCAACACCTCGGCGCCCGGATAGGCGCCCACCGGCTCGAGCGACACATGCCGCAACAATGCCTTGGTGCGCCACCGGACCCCCGCGTCGTCGATCTCGGTGCCCATCCGCGCCGGGGAGAACCCGACGGACAGGTCAGCGACGCCAACCTCGAGGAGCGTTTCGACTTTACCGGCAGCGTCGTCGAAAATGCGGAAATCGACCATGAGCCCGTCGTCGTCGTTCCGCATCGCGGTCGCGATAGCCAAATCGGGGCCGGTGCTGCCGTCGGGGGTGTGCCCGTCGACCAGCCGGACCCGGTGCGGGGTCGGGAACTGGTGGTCGAAAGCGCCCGCCCGGAACCCTTCGCGGTAACGGTCGAGGTCGCCGGTGGGGAGCAGGTCGGTGACGTCGGCCGCCTGGTCGTAGGGGACGGCGCGGCCGGTCAACGTGTGCGGGTCGGGCCGGTCGAGGTGCGCGAGCCCTACCCGGTACAGGGTTGGTTGTGTCATGCGGTGACTCCCATCGGGTCCGGTGCGGTCATACCGCTGCTGTCGGGGATGCCGAGCACCCCGCGGAGCTGGTCGGCGGCTTCGGGCACCAATGGCGCGGCGGCGACCAGCGCGGCGACCAGTTCCGGCAACGCCGGCGCGAGATAGTCGCTGGCGTCGAAAACGACGTTCGTGCCGCGCGGTAACGCCCAGTTCGAGAGGCCGTCGCCGAGGTTCTTGACCATCGGGCGGAGCGTGTCCCAATAGAAATGCGATTGAATCATTTGCGCGGTGTTGTACGTCAACCCTGACGGTTGAGGCATGTTCAAGTAGGACGGCGGGACGCCGAACGCGGCCGCGATCCGCTGCTCGTCGAATTCGCGCAAGCTGAGTAACGCCATGTTCTCGGGCGAAAGTGAGAGGGTTTCGAGGGTCATGCCGCCGGAGAGGATCGCGGGCGCGCCGCCACGGTTCGCTTGCGCGGTCAACCACTGGTCGCGGATCGTTTCGGCTTGACCGTCGCGGAGGTTGCCGGGGTGGGTGAGCACTCCCCATGGGACACCGCCGCGTGCCGCTAGATCGGAACCGTATTGGGCGAGCGCGGACGCGCCGAGAATGTCGCGGGCGGTCCAGTCGAGCGGGCCGACCCCGAGGAGCCAG